CGGTCATGCCGAAACAGGTACAGAAAGCGCTGCGTAATAATGAGTTACGACGTGCGTTATTAGGGCTAGCAGATTCTTCAAACGATAAGTTTATTAAGCGTGCGGCTAAAAAACTTGCAGACTTTACCGGCGACACCCGAGTACAAATTGTACCGCAAGAAAAACTAGGTACTCGCGGTGGAAGCACCATTGATGCTGTATTCGTCACCAAAGATAACACGATACTTCTTAGCGAAGACTACTTAGATACTCATGTACTGCTACATGAAATGACGCATGCCGCTACTATTAACACGTTACGGAATAAAGCGCATCCAACGACCAAACAACTAAACAAATTATACGAAGATACAAAAGATTCCCTCTCCTCCTACTACGGTTCTGAAAATGTTGCAGAATTTGTAGCCGAAGCGTTTTCTAACCCTAAGTTTCAACTTGAACTGGCAGGTATAAACCCTAAAGGCGAGAAACTTAGCGCATGGCAGCGATTCCTTAAAACCATCATGGATTTTCTTAAAATTGGCAAACTCGGCCCTAAGACTGCCCAGCGTGAAGCAAGCCGCATGATAGAAGAAATCCTTGCCCCCGCTGCTAGACACCGCTACGGGCCTACCCTGCGGTCTATGAGTGACAGAGACGGTGTTACAGAAATAGGAGATCGCATAAAAGATTCTCGACGCGACTTAAAGAGTAAAGAAGGACGTAAGGCATTTGGAGACAAACTAGCGCGAGATTTTTCAGCTATATTTAAGGGTGACTCCGATCAGACAAAGCTAGGTAAAAAGGCATTTTTAGGGCTTCTACCTAATCAATCCGTGTTAGATATTGCTGTGCGCCGAGGTATAGATGGCGCTAAGAAAGTTTTTACGGCTATAGAAACTCAACGTGGTGATCTGACCGTATCAGAACAAAATACTCGTAGAAGGTTGACCCCTATATTCAGGTGGGCGAACAACGCATCTGAAAATACGATGAAGGCTTGGAATAATCTGATCTACGACAGCACACTAGACGAAGTAGATCCTGCTCTTACCCCCGCACAGGCTAAAAAGAAGTACGGGAAAGATACCGTAGAAGACACTAAACAACTAAAAGTAGCTCGACACAAAGAACTACACGCTATCTACATGGGCGCTACGCTCGGCAAAGACGGTAGGCAAGCCTACGATAACTTGCGGCAGTTCTATAAGGATCAATATAACGAACTGCTAAACGCGCTCAAAGGTAGAATCGACAACGCTGACATTAACGACGAGCAAAAAACGACGCTCAAGAATGAACTGCTCAGTAAGTTACTAGAGCGTACGGACGTAGAACCGTACTTCCCGTTAACTCGTGAAGGCACACATTGGCTAGCGGTAAAGAACCCAGAAGCACTGTCCGAGTCCGCTGTATTTGCCTTTGAGACACAGGGGGACAGAGTCAAAGCGGCAGAAGACTATGCTGCACAAGGGTTTGATGTAGAAGTATTTAACCCTGATGAGTCTAATGTCTACACTGATCCTCCATCTGGGTCTTTTATAGCGCAAGTGCTTGGCATACTTAAAACTAATAAGGCAGCGCCAGAAGTAAAAGAACAGGTAATGCGTCTGTTCCTTGAGTCACTACCAGAGTCTTCTTTTGCAAAGGGGCTAGTTAAGCGTAAAAAGACATCGGGTTTTGACGTTGATGCGGTAAAAGCAGCTAGAACGAAAGCGTACGACTTGGCGCGACAGACGGAGCGTATAAAAAATACTAATCGCATTATGCGGTTGAGAGATGAGTTCTTAGAGACTGTACCTAAAGATAGTAGGGATAGTGCAGTGATTGCAGAAGTGGTGAACCGTGCCAACTTTGCGGTTAATCCACCCAGAGATACCGCTGCTAAAAACGCAAACCGCGCTGCATTTATGTGGACTATCGGTTGGAACCCCTCGTCCGCAATAGTAAACCTGTCTCAGATACCTCTGTTTGCTTACCCAATGCTCGCTGGCAAACATGGTTACGGCAATACTCGTAAAGCTCTTGGTGCGGCAACAAAACTGTTTATGGGGTCTCCTTCTAATAAGTCAGCAGAAACTTTGTTCGGGGACAACACGACGCCTGCATCTGTAAAAGAAGCACTTCGTGAGGGTGGTGTAGGACAAGCTCTTGAAGCCATGCAAGACAAGGCTTTGAAGTCAATCGACAACTACTACACGTTCACTAGAGACAGTGACGGCTCGCTAGTTTTCTCGGTGCGCGAAGACTTAGATTTACCTGCAACAAAAGATGAAGCTGACGGTAAAGTATCCAGAGAAGAACTAGACGATCTCAAGCCTTTGATAGAACTAGCGTCTCGTCGTGGGCAACTCAACTCATCGTTCTTAGCAGAAACACTCAACGTAGACCAGTCGGGTCGAAAGCAAAAGTTTCTTGATACGGTGACGAACATATCTGCGTTGATGTTTCACGAAGCAGAAGTAATGAACCGCCAAGTAACGTTGATTACTGCCTACGATCTCGCACTGAACAAATTAACAGGTGGTAAGAAACCCACTCCTGAACAACAGCAACAAGCCGCAGAAGAAGCAATATACGAAACACAGCAGATTAACGGTGGTGCAACCCTAGAAACCGGCCCACGCTTTGCGCGAGAGGGTGTTGGTCGCGTAGCTCTGATGTACAAGAACTACGGCATTCAGATGTACTACACCATGCTCAAAACCGCGAATGAGGCGCTTGATGTAGCGCGAGCTTCTTACGCTAGAGACCTTGAATCAAAAGGGATGAAAGCCGCCGCAGCGGGCGCTCTTGCTGATGCTTTTCGGTCTGACGCAGCAAAACAGCTTGCAGGAGTTCACTTATCCGCGTTGTTTTTTGCAGGGGTGCAGGGGATACCACTGTACGGTGCAGCAACTATGTTGTTTGACATGTTCTTTTTAGGGGACGATGACGAAGAAGCTGACTTTTACGTACGCCGTACACTAGACAATGAAATGTTGTACCGAGGTCTGCTCTCTGAACTTACTGGATTCGACGTAGCTCAACGTGTGAAGTTGACTGACTTGCTGTTTGAAGCCGACAGATTTAACAGTAACCCCTCACCAGAAGAAGAACTTGCTCACCTTGCAGGTGGCCCTGCGTGGAGTGTGTACTCCAGAGGTAGAAAAGGTATTGATAAGATAGCAGAGGGTGACTTAGTAAGAGGTATTGAAGACTTACTACCGGGAGCTGTGAGGAACGCAATGCAGGCTGTCAGGTTTGGTATGGAAGGGGGTATCCGCACTCGGCGTGGCGACTATGTACGACGACATAACAGCCGGTGATTTGGTTGCCAAGGTGCTTGGGTTCCCACCGAACGAGTACACCAAGGCTATGGATGAGACTTCTGCTGCTAAGAGAATGTCAGATAGGGATAGAGCTAAACGCGCAAAACTGTTGAAGAAACTGTACGTGGCTGAACAGTACGGGGACTTTGAAGGAATGGACGATGCAGAGCGTGAAATAGACGAGTTTAACGCTTCGGCAGCGGTAGGCAGAGACCCCGACCTGTTTGTAAGTAGAAAGACAGTGAAAAAATCCCTTGCTAGGCACAGGGCAACAAGTGCAACAAGAATGCACAACGGTGTGGTGCTACCTAAAAATATACAAGGTATCGTAGAAGAAGACGGGTTTTTCTAATGGAAGCCCTCTACCACGCATGAAAGGGGCAGCGCAGTAGAGGGGACAAGTTTTATTGGAGGAGACCATCAACCTTGTCGGGCGAGATCCTATCATAAGATTCTCCAAACACGAACACCCAAAAGTGAACTTTCTACTCGCGTCTTAGCTCTAATATCCCAGCCTTTTCTTTCGATGCAGATGGTCTTTACTTGTTGTGTAGCTTTGTCTGTATTGACACATGGTATGAACACAGAGCTACCGATAACCATAGCCCCCCAATCGACCACTATGTGAACTCCATCAGGGGTTAAGTCATCAAGTTTTACTACAGACATCAAGAACCATGTTTACGTACCAACCTGCATATCTTGCCGCCCTTACGATAAAACCGTTGTGTGATGTTGCTTATCTTAGATGGCGACACCATCAACAAATCAGCTATGCCAGATCTAGTTATACCCTTCTCTTGTAGCCCTATCACTTTTTCTGCAAGAGCTATATCAATTAACTGACGTTCGGCTTTGCTTTGCTTCTCTTTATTTTGTGGTAACGAGCCATTACGTCCACCCTTACTCTTCATTACCTCCTTCACTCTCTTCTGTGCCTGTATCGCTTGCAGAAATAACCTGCTCATCATCTCCTCCTAGTTTCATTTTTACTATTAATACGTGCTGGGCGTCTGTCCGAAACTGAGTGCCTTTCGTTAAACGCACCTTCCCTCGTTTGGCACCCATCTTCTTAGTCAAGTCACTTACAAACGCGCTGTAGTTCACCTGCTGTGCAGCGCACCAGACTTTCAATGGTTTAGGTGCCAGATAGACCTGCTGTAGATCTGTCTCGTACCGTGCAACTAACTTCCCTCTCGGCAGTGCGTCTGGAATAACCAATGAGTCCAGCCCGTTCGACTGTTTCCGTAGGTCATCAGTGCTCTTAATCATCAGTATGTTGTTGAAGTTTTCATTCAAGTATTCGTTCAGTGTTTGCCGCACTGATACGCCCATACCGCTAACCGAGTCCATGTTGTGCTTCAATAACTTGATAGACCATTTGAACAACTCCTTCGTGTCGTAGTTTATGAGTCCTAACTTCTTAGCGAAGATAGCCCCCGTGAGCGTGCAAGCAACTCCAGCAGACCAAAACCTGTTTTCAGATGTTAGTCCTGCCACTGTGTCCACACGTTGCTGTACTTCTTTGAGCTTGGCTTTTACGTGGTCGAGGTTCTGCATGATGTGCTGAATGTAGATCGCCCCAGCATGTCCGTAGTTAGCAGCTACCGCTTCATCGAACAAGTCGGTGTCCCGCTTCTCTTCTGTAGTGCCAAATACCTTCTGTGCAGGCCACTCCATCATGCGTTGTGCTTCTGCTTTCGGCGCTTGTTTCTCCAAAGCAATGCGCTCTATGACGCTGGCGTTGCCCGTTGTAACGGCTAAAAACTTCCAAGGCTCTCCTCGGGTACGCTCTAGGTTCGCACCACCTGCCATACGCCCACGCTGTTGTCCTGACGATAGCTGATACGCCAGATCGCTCAGTCTTTTACTGTGCTCATTGGTCAGTTCATCCACGTAGAACGGTAGGTTATGCAGCACCTCTGCACGGTTAAACTTCATAGAGTCTGTGTCTCGCTCTTCTAGCATAAGAGCTTTCTCATACCCCCACACCGATGCTGCTACGCGGATAGCTGCGGTCTTACCGCACCCGCTGATCGCACTATGTAGGTGGAGCGCACAGGCATTTTGTGGGAAGAAGTGCATGAGCGGTGACCCAAACGCGGTGCACACAACATACTGGTGCATCACAAGTTCCGATCTAGTCGTATAGAAGTTCGCCATAGCTTTCCACCCATCCAAGGTGCCCTTTGGCTCAAACTTGGAAAGCAACGCCGCAGTCGGGGTAGACGGTGGGTTATACCGAATCTTGTTAGGGTGTATTTCTTTGTCGCCAACTACGAAAGCTGAACACCTGTCGTCTACCCAACCGAACTGTCGGTGCGCCGTATCTGCTGTGCTAGAGGCTTGTAATTCGTTTACCCAAGTAGTCATGTATTGTATTAAATCGTCTGGTCTTGTTACTGCAACGCCCTGCATGGACATTGTTTTTCTAAATTCTTCGCGGGACGTAACCGCTGTCAACGGCATTGTAAACTCCCGCACACCGTCTTTCGGTAGGTGTAGTCGGCATACAATCGACTCTCCTGCTTCCACATCAATCAAGCGTTTGGTCACATAGAGATCGTTGTGGTAAACAACCCGCTCGTCTACGTCTCCGTCTGGCCCAACGCTACGGACATATATGCCGCCACTTGCGCCTCGAAAGTATGGGCGCGGATAACTTGGTATAACGTGTTCTGACAAAGTAGGCTCTTCGCCAACTGTAGTATCGGAGAAAAGACTATCTGGATCAGGTGTTGCAGCCGTTGCAGGTGCAAACCTAGCGCCTAGAGATATGGGCGATTTGATCTTGCCCCAGTTCGGGCAGTGTATGCAGACATCAGGGTTTAGCTCGTCAAATGTGGCGCAGCGATACGGCCCCTTGATTAGCTCAAACTTTTCCCCTGTTAGTTCTGGAGTGTATTCGTCATGCAAGTGCGAGATGTTATGCGCGTGACTTTCGGCATTCTCACAGTATTTAACGATTGAAAGCCCTGCCCTCCACATAGGCTCTACCGTTTCTTTCTGGTGCAGCACGATGCTACGTAGCTGCTCACACCCTCTACCCGCCTGCGTCTTTGCCAAGATATTCTTGAAGCTGAAGATTCTGTCTGGCGGTGGCTCATAGATCGCCTCCGCTTTTTCGGGGACTGGTATCAGATCGCAGCCGAGCTGATTTGCGAGAAAATCGAAATCTACAGCGGGTGCATCCTGTAACAGCTTCACAGGTACAGGAGTATCGAACTTGTAGTTGTGCGTACCTAATATGCGTAGCACTCTAGCTGCATCCGCAGGCACTGCTGTATCTATGAGAAACTTGTGTTCGGCGCACAAAGCCTTGAACTTCTCAGCTACCGGCTTCCAGTCCGCTATGCTTACGTCTTCCGTAAATGCCCAGTAGGTGTGTATCCCACCACCTGAGTCCAAAAGCATAGGCTTAGGTAGGTCTAGCACGCTGCAAAAACGCTTTAGCTCTTGTAGTGCGTGTTGCTTGCTAGTGTGTGGTTTGTCCTCCCCCACATCAATGTCAAGGAACAGAGCTTTGATATGTGAAGCATCTGTTGCCTTACGAGTACCTTCTTCCTTGAAAGCACTTAACGCGAAATAAGCGTCCCAACCGTTATTATCGTATCCTGTTGCCTGCGCTGCTAACTCATCTATATTCTCAAACGACAGTGTTCGTGTGTGTCTTTTAAGTTCTGTGTTATTGCACCAGAGAACATATACTCCTCGGCTGGGCAGAATCTTCCGCAAGAAAATTCTTGTATCCATAATTGCACCCGTAAAATCCTAAAATGTCTAACCTGTTAGACATCAAGAGGCACTACGGCAGGGGTGTCGCCACACCCTTTTCGGTATTACCTAGCCGTAGTGAGTATCCCGTTGAAGTTAGTCGTCCCATTCCTCAATCAGAGCACTAACGTCATCATCGTCTGTGGGTGCAGGGGCAGACTTCTTGACAACCTTTTTAGGCTCTTTCGGTGCTGGGGCTTCTTCTTCAACAGAATTAAAGATGTCATCTGAGTCGTCATCATCCAACTCGACATCGGTGCTCTTTGTGGTATCGCTGAACGGGTTATCAGGCTGTGCTACAAACCCACCGTCTACAACACCAAATGGTGAACGAGACTGCATTGGTTTGTAATCAATAACCTGCACACCGTTAAGGCGCAGGCTGACGCCGGTACCTTGTACGCTGTAGGGCACAAAGGTAAACGCAAGATTCACGACGCTACCAGAGGTCAACTGAAAGTCTGCTGGTAACTTGTTATTCTTTGCGTCCACTTGTAAGGGAGGCGTAGTCTTGTCTGTGCCATACGCTCCTTTCAGTTTAGCCTTACCTAAGTACCTACCATCTTCTTGCTTCTTGAATGGTAACGGGAACTTCTCGGGCCAACCGTCTTCTTTCTTTTTGGTGTACGCCGCCCTCATTGCTTTGTACAACGCCTTTGCCTCTGGCGCAGTCATCAAAAACGATACGGTGTATTCCGCGCCATCGTCTAGTGCATCACACTTGACGGAGCCGCCTTTGCCACCGTTGGCACGGTTATCAAACTTGTATGTGGTATCAAGTTTTGGGTACATCGCTTCTACGTTAGCGATCTGGTAGTACATATATTCTTCAGCCATTTTGGTCTCCTGATTGGCTATTTACATTGAACCCTTCCGTTACATTGAATAGCGACTCAACCACAAAGCTGGTTGTAATCGCCTCTAGTACATCATCTCGGTCTACTAGCAACCTAATCGTTCCAAGTTCCTCTTCTTCTAACGCTCTTCGTGGGTAGAAAAAAAGTTTTGGCACACTGCTGTTTTCGTCAAAACTAATTCTGGTGACAACCGCCATAGACGGTGTGCCATGCCCACTCAAAAATTTGGCGTAGGCTTGTAAGGGCATACAACTCTTACTCGCTTCCTTACCAAATATACTGCTGGCGGGAACCTGCAACTGATACACCGTATCAAAGTCTGATTCCTCAACGACTGCTAATCGCTGGTGGAATCGGCAAGCCCTACCTCCCTTTGCTCCCGAACCACGGATGTTATGAGAACAATCCATGCACCTTGAGCTTTGTCTCTGACCCTCTGGCACTTCTGCCGCTGGTCTTTGTGTATCCACTGACCAACACGTAGGAGCTTTCTTAAACTGCGAATCAAACACACCTTCATAATACGAACGTGAGACTGGCCCCGCGTTTACGATAACTACGTCTACTTTGTCAGTGCAGTTTGGTACCCCAGAAAATTTAGCCCCTTGAATACTTATCCGGCGCATTAGATGTCGTCATCAACATCACCAAAACCATCTTTCGCATACTCTACTTCGTATGTGTCCGACGAACTTTTTTCTTTGTACCGCATCAAAGCATCTGCCACGCGATCTAGGTCAAACCGCTGGGTGTGGCCTATCTTCACATACATGTTTTCTGGTATGACTCCATCACGCGCCCACTTACGGACTGTGGATAAACTCACACTAAAGTGCTTTGCCACGTCTTCGATTGGCACCAGTGTATTCATTTAGACTTCCTCATCGTAAGGACGTACTCCGAATCTACGTTTAGTCCTTTGGGTAACTTCTCTGGGTTGTCTTCAAGAAACTGTTTCACCGCACCTTGATGCAGACGCTTTTCAAAAAACTCTGGCACTTGTTCTTCCAATACGAACTTGTGCATGGACTCCCAATCGTTAGTCCAATACCGTTGTTTCACTGAGCGATAAAATGTGCCTGCTTCAGTCTTACCACTTTTCTGACCTGTGGCCTTCAAGTGATCTAAAAGAACAGTCTTAATTTTATTCTGCTTCGCTTCCAATTCACGGTCTTCAGAATCAAAAGCCGCTTTCAATGTTTCGCGCTTCTCTTTTATCTTGAAGAAAACCTTAGTTAGCTTATCTATAGGCAGAGTGCTGCCCTCAAAATCCATATCCATTGCGTCCCCATAGTGGTATTTTATGGTGAGGACTGCATAGTAATGGCAGGTTGTGGCTTACGCAAGTATTTCTTTGTACAAATCTATTATTTTTGTGTGGGTGTCGATCTTATTGTCTAGCAGTGCGTACACACGCTTTTCAATATGCGACCCTTGTAGCTGCACGATTGTGCATTTGTGGTCTTGACCCGCTCTGTGAATACGAGCGTTCGCCTGTGCGTAGGTTTCGACGGAGCTTGTTGGCCCCCACCACACTATTGTGTTAGCAGCGGTTAGCGTTACACCATGTGCTGCTGCCTGCGGCTGTATGACTAGCACCTTGGGGTCACTTTTCTCTTGGAAATCTTTGAATATGCGCGTGCGATCTGTCGCTTTGACTGCCCCGCTAATGACTTCTGTAGTGATCTTGTCGCTACGTAGCTTATCAGTAAGCAACTTGATCGTGTGCTTGAACGGCACAAATATCAGAACTTTTTTACTTGATTCGTCTATGACTTCACGCAACACCTTGTATCGGTGCTTGATGTCGAACTCTAAAGTCTCACCGTTATCTGTGTACACTGCACCAGAACTTATTTGCAGGAGCTTGTTCATATTCACGGCTGCTGTATGTGTGGTGATCTCTTCACCAGCCGCCTGCATAATCATTTTGTCTTTCAGTTCTTTGTAGTATTTGTTCTGTTGCCGGGTTAGCTCAACTTCTCGTTTTGTGTAAACGATGTCAGGTAAGTCTAGGCACTCTTCTTTTGTGAACCGTATCGCAGGTTGCAGTGCTTTGAAGACGGTCTCGGTAGCATCGGGCTTGGGTATCCACTTGAAGTTAGTCACTTTGTACATGACCATATCTCTGAACGACCCATAGAAGCGGGGTACAGCTTTCGGGTTAACAAGTTTAGCTATGCCATAAGCATCAACTGGGCTTTGAGCCGCAGGCGTACCTGTCAACATCCAAAGCCACTTATCAGAGCCAAGCAGTCTGTTCAGTGTCTTCCACCGCTTCGTCTGTGCATTCTTGTAGTGGGTAGCTTCGTCAACAATCATTAGATCAAACCCACCCGCTGCTACTTCGTCCTCTACGATTTCTACTCCGTCATAATTAATTATTACAAACTCGGCACTACTGTTGATTACTTCGGCGCGTTTCTTAGCAGAACCGTAAGCAATATCGACGGTACGGTGCATAGCAAAGGTAAAAAGATCTTCTTTCCATGCGGAGTCCATGATCGACAGCGGACATACAATCAGCACACGGTTTACTTTCCCTTGGTTCATCAAGAAATCTGCTGCCCAGATCGCACTGGCTGTCTTGCCGGTGCCCTGCTCATTGAAGCAAAAGGCGCGTTTGTTAAGGGTCAGGAACGATGAAGTAGTTTTTTGGTGGGCAAACGGTTGGTGTTTACCCGTCCACTTGTACCGCCCTTCGATAGGAGACGGTGCGTTTATACCGAGGTTTTTGAGCACATGAGTTTCGTCAATACCCCAATTAACCACTACTTTGTTATCAGGTAGTGCTTTACTTTTAGGTATGACCTGCGTGACCTGCTGGTTGTTGCGGAGCCTGAGTAATAAGGCTTTGTTGTCTATGACTCTCATTTCCATAAGTCCACAGACAGATCTATGCCATATTTCTTCATTTTCTTTCTGGCTCTAGCAATGTCTATATCTGTGAGGTCTTCGGGTTTTTTATCGAACGATGCAGCCACCATAGCTAATTCAAAAACATACTGAATAGCGTCTTCTTCGTCTTCAAAATCGTCTTTGTGTTTATCTGTGTTAAATATCATTTATCACCCTTTCAATAAAAATGTGATGGTTGGTGAAATTGACGCCTTCAAACTCATCGCCACAACTAACGATGCGTGGGGGAGCGCACTTCATTTCACCCTTTCTTTAGCAAGGCATTAAGCCTTGGGAGCAGTCGGATGCCATCACTCACCCGACCCCATATGCCCCCCACTATGAATAAGTCCCGTCTTCGGTCACACGGACGGGAACGTGCTAACTAGGAGTAGGAAACCCCTTGACCTAAGTTATTAAGTACAAAATGTACGCTACAAGGTATATGAACGCTGCTATACCCACGCCCATGAGCACACCTCTAAATTCTTCATTCACCTACGCTTTGGGCTTTTGCCATTACGACTGCGGTTAGCACTTTTACTTTCTACCCGCACGCCGTCTTTGTTAGAACCACCACGGCTTAACATCTTCTTGTGGCTTACGTCTTTGCCTTCACGTTTATCTGCCCGACCATCTTTGTTGGCATCGCGGCCTGTCTTGTCCATAGCTCGACGTGCACGTTGTCTTTCCATACGTGCTTCATGCGCCTTGCTACCCACAGGGGGGTTCTTTTGTTTCTTACGGTCTTTCGGATTTTTATATGGCATCAGTTTCTTCCGTTGTGCGGACATTCGAGAACAGGACACCATGCCTTGCACAGTCCACTAGGATTCGGGTTCCACACATCGTTGTCGAATGCAGCCCCCATATCTTCGTAGTTACCCANCCATTTTGCCCACAGTCCTTCTTCATCTTCTGTGGTGTAGTGATCCTTTATCAGATCATTACTCACTACAAACAGCAGTCCAGCCCGAACGGTCTCCACTTCGGGGTAGTGCTTGAAGGTAGCCAAAGCCATAAGCTCTAGCTGCCCTTTGTCAGCATATCTTGCCGACTTGCCGGTCTTGTAGTCAATCACCCACGCTAACTTGTCATCACGATTTAGGATTAACAAGTCAGCGATTCCACGGAACCAAACATTCTTAGCAAAGAAACTACACGCTTCTAAGTCTTCGGTCAGTCCCATCTTTATTTCGCACAGCTTCTTACCTTTCTTGGCGTTCAGCGCGTCCAAAGTTTTCTTAGCGTACGAAAACCGTGGGTCAAGCTCCCCACCGTCACGGATGTATGTCTCCGCAGCTTCGTGGAAAGCCGTTCCGTACAGTGTTGCTTCACTTTCTTTGAACGGATACTGGTTAAGCACCTTTTCATGGTAGAACTGCTTAGGACACTGTTGGAATGCCTTAATCTTACTGAATGACCAAGGCGCTACGTTCAATCTTCATCTTCTTCATCATGCACCTGTTCAAGGCGTTCTTGGTAGTTACCCCAGAATATGTCGTCATGCAGATTAAACTTGTCGCTCACCTGCGCTATATCAAACCGCAACTTCGGAAATCTTCTGACAAACCTTTCTTTGGCATCATAAGCAGCTTCAATATGAGTGTACTTACCGTCCATGAGTGGCGTACCTGTAAACAAGATAACGTAACTCATCGAGAATCAAGTACCAGATTTAAGTCACGTAACTCAGCTATAAGTAGTGCCATGAGAGCGTGGTCAAATGTTATATCTCTATTGTTCATGACTTCTTGTAAATGTGTCGCATCGTCTATAACGGCATCAGCGTTGTCACGTCGCACTAGCTTTTGCTGCTCTTCCCGTTCGCGGTAACTCATTACTCGCAATCTCCATATGATTTAGCCATACCACTCTCGCAGTCTAGTGGTAGCCCTTCTGCCCACTCTGGCACATAGCGCATACACGCTTCAATGTACTCCTGACCCGCCTTCGCGGATTCCTTCGGTACACATACTACCACAGAGTCGTGCACAGTTAACACTGGACGATACTTATTTGCTATTTTTAACATTTGTTCTGCGATAATACAACGCGCTAATGCCTGACACACGTTCTCAATAACCTTGCCACCGTAGATCTTGGTTCGGCCTTTCCTTGTTTTGTATGTGTACTCAACACCGTAGCCAGTCTTAGTTCCTTCCAGATCTTCGTATTTCATAACCAGACCAGACGGTAACTTGATACCGTGTCTTTTACTCACCACCTCTATGACGCCACGCTTCCCAAATGGTAATGACTCACCACGCTCCATGTACTGCAAGGCATAGTTCGCATCACGCCACAGACTTGAGATCTTCCAGTTCGCATCACGATATATGTTGATGATACGTCGTGCTTCATCCAGTTCTATATCCGTACCGAATGTCTGTAACTGCGCTTGAAACTTCACCGCCCCCATACCGTAACCTGCACCGAGGATTGTGGTCTTACCAACAAACCGCTGATCCTTCGTTACCTCATACTCTGCAACGCCGTAGATACGCGAAGCCATCTTTACATACACATCTTCTTTATCAGCAAAGTCTTGGGTCAGGTCATCTTGCCCTGCAAACCATGCCAATACTCTTGCTTCAATCTGCGAAGAGTCACAGTCCACTAGAATGTACCCGTCAGGTGCGGTAATGCTACGCTTTAACTTCTTAGCATTCGGCCCACGGCTAGGTAGATTCTGGACGTTGACCTTATCGTCACCACCCCATCTGCCTGTATGTGCTGCGTAGTATTTTGTTGGGACTGGAAAAGTGCCACGTTTCGCTATATCTATGAACCGCTCAGTACGAGTTTCCTCCAAGGTACTTTTCAAGCCCAAACGTGCGTTAACAAGTGCCTGTACGTTGGAGTTCTCATGCGTTACAAGGCTCTTGAATCCTTCATCAGTTTTAGCGAACGCATAGGTATCTTTGCCTGTCGTGGGACTGACCTTCATGGGGGGTTCGACACCTGCATTTCTAAGCAGATCAGCAAACTTATCGCTACTCATCAGCTCTTTTTTGTCAGATACACCCGCTTCTGCTAACAAGTTATCCTTGAATCGTTTGATGTCATACAGGTTGTCCTCCAGTAGCTTGCAGTCCAAAACTAATATCGGTTCTATAAACATCCGCAACGTGCAGTCGATGACCCGCAACTCTTTCTTTGGAAACCCATTGCGTAAGAAGATGTTGAATAGCTTGTAGGTAAGCTCCACATCATTGATGCAGTAGTCCCCGTAGCTATCCAACTCCTCCTCAGTAAAGTCTTCACGATGTTTACCCAACGCATCTAATACTTCTGTGCCCTTGGCACCTATCTGATAGCGTTCGGATAGCGCCTTGAGACTTCCACTAACTTCCACCCCATGTAAAGCACGGGCAATACACAGAGTATCGCAATAAATCCGAGGGCGAACACCAAACAGCCAAGACAATATAGCGCCATCGAACATAGTGTTGTGAGCCAGCACCATGCTGTCAGCCCAGTTAAACTCGTCAAGGTATCCTTGAAGTTCCTCGCGTGTTCCAGAAGCCCATTCGGTAGCGCCATTGTTTACCTTTACTCCTACGCCCACGACCTCAAAACGCGGGTCACGGACGTATTCCTCTGTTGTTAACTTACTAAGAGAAAACTCTTTGTCGTAGTATGTCTCAAAGTCCAAGGTTATAAGATCCACCTACTCTATCCTCCACACTCGAATCACGCCTTCATCAGCCATAACGCGCTGCGCTACTTTTTGCCCAGCTTTTTTTGCCTTGCTTATGAGAGACTGTGCTTCAGCCGAAAACGAGGTTCGTGATTGGCTTTCAAATTCCTTTCTGTGAAACTCAAAGGCCACGCTGTCGCCTACCTCCCACGATTCGATAATTTTGCTTAGGTATGAGAACTTGGTTTTGTATTGCTTACTGCCCTTCGGCGGTATCGGCACATTCTTATCAATCTTTGTCTCCACTACACCCGCTCCCGCTCAGATATAGCTGTAACAATCACACCTGTAGTGAGGGGTATACGAACAATCGTACCGCGATCATCTATAGCTTGGTATCGCGCTTCCTCTTCGTTCTTCGCTTCTACCGCCACCTGCTTTGAAACAGTTTCTTCAATGGTCACGTAAAACAATTTAAGCTCTGCATCCTCAGTCATATCAACCTCCTAGACGTTTGATCTCGGCATCTATATAGAATCGGATCTTCTTTGCGTCACGTAACTTATCACTATGCGCTGACTGCCCGTACCGATACGCAGCACGAAAGATCTCTCCGATCTGTGCGTTCATATCTTTATGAGAGATGAGGTCTTGAAGCTCTTTTGCTTCAGCAGGCAGTTCGTAATAAGACGCGGTGCTTCCGTCGCTAGTTACAGATTCGTGTTTGTCGTCCTGTACCAGTGTTTGTGATAACGCAGGAGGATGTGAAAGCTCAATTTTAGTAGCCCCAGCATCATTCGTCACACGTCTAAATGTGCGGGCACTGGCTTCAAATACTTTATCGTCCTTATGCAACCGCTTATCAAAATCCTTNCGGCTAGGTAAACCAATCACCTCATCGGCAATGGCTTGTATGTCTTTATGAACAGCCCATGCTGTGTTGTATGACACATTTGTTGCGACGGCGGCCTCCTTTACTGTAGCGGCAGGATTCTTATTAAAGAATCGTGTTACTTTCGCTTTCTTCGTTACTTTAGCCATTGTGGTCTCCTAATTAAAAATTAAACTCTAACTGGTTAGGGTTTGTTGTGGTTTCCGTCAGCTCGCACAGCACGTCATGTACGTTGTCTTCATTGACAACCATAGCGATACCATCGCAGGCACGGATTTCTTGTAGGTTCTTGGTTTGAAGCGTGGTGAGTTTCCCCGCCCCTGCTTTGCACTCAATACCAAAAAACTTACCTTGATAGCACCCGACAATATCGGGCACCCCNCTGCGCCCATATCCACCCGATACGGGGTAGAAATAGTACGCACCGATGCTTTTTAGGACAGAGGTTACTTTGTCCTTAACTTTCTTTTCTGGCGTTTTTGCCATGACAGTCCCCTTCTTATGAAAATGTCTAACAGGTTAGACATCGCCAAACACCCAGAAGGTCACAGGGCCAGACCGAAGTCCGACCCTTGCTACCTGTGGTGTCTGTGGTTCCAGAACCGAAAGCCTGAGTATCTTATCTCTCAGTTCTTCCGGCAGTTCGTCCGATGAATAGTATGTACCAGTATAATCGTTGTCAACACATTCGATACCAATACACAATACTTTCCACCAGTCGTACTTAGGATCTGCGGTTACATGATAGACTGGCCCATCATGGCTTAACTTGTTCTGGTTACCCAGCGTTGTTGCAATATCCTGAACCATATCTAGGCTTTCGTAGTAGCCACGCTTGGCTGCTGTATCGCTATACGGTGGTGTGGACATAGAACATATCCTCGCTGACTTTCATGCCAACGCCACGCACGTACGTACCATCCTCCAGCACGGTCAACCTGTTAACAAACTCTGCTAGATGGTGAAACTGGTCAGCTTTAGTACCGCCATCAATAGTCGTATTGATTAGATTAGATTGAAAATAATTGGGCTGGTGTGCATTCCAATAAGAGTCCCCGTTCACCACGTCTTGCGGTATCACCACCGTATGCAACATTGGGTGACTCAATGGTTCCTTGATACAGACGAACGTAGCCGTGACATCTTGAGATTGATCGTCCCCTATCTCCCGCTCTAGCTGTATACATTTCTGCATACGCCTGTGTATCTCACTGTCCTCGGGTATCTGCTGCATAAGTCTCTTGAGCATGTCATAAGCAGTGTTGTCTTTTGACGTGTTGGCTATCAAGGACATCTCTCCCTTGTGTTCACGTAGCTCACTTCTAAGCTCACCCACCACTTTCTCCCGCGCTCTCTGGAAGTCTCTGATACTTCCTTCGGCTATCTCACCTGCAATCCAGCCTCGCAGATACCGCTTGGCATTTCGCAGCGCCGTGCTCTTGTTCTTACTCATCAGCATCCAGTGCTGGTTACTGTATGAAGCATACTTGTTGTTCTCAATGACGCGAGAACCCACAACATACTTGGTTCCCTTGCCAGCATCGGTGTAGTTACCGAAGGCAATAAACCCCAGAGGGAACGGGTTATCGTCACAAACCCATAGCTTGTCTGCGTTCTTGCGATCTTGTCGGAAGTGCACCCAGCGCAGTTCATCCTTCAAGTCTTTGGCGAAAGAGTGGGACATACGCACGTTTGTCCGTTCGTCCGTGATTGGCTGAGTCACATCCCACTCTTCTCCTAAGTGAGTCTTGTGTGTGAAAAAAGCACTCTCATGCGTGTACATATCTATCTTCTCCTAGTTTCAGTTAGGTCTAACGTGTTAGACATTTCAGAGTTTGTTTTCATCAATGTGTACGTAGCTGCCGATGGGTGGCTTGGCAGCTTTGTTATTGAGTAAGCACCACAGTAGCGGTGTATCCCACTCACCCCACTCACCACCCAAGTAACCGTCTGTAAAGACGATGGACGCGGTTGGCTTGATGTCATGCGCTTTGTAGTAATTAGTTACACAGCTTATCCTTGTGCCACCGCCGCCCTCTGGCTTTGTTGACGTGCGGATGCTATCTATTTCTTCACCTTCGTAGATCTCTTCACGACAAACTTGGGTGTCCCAGTACAACAGCCGAACTCGATTCGGCCTGACTGTTTCGCACAAGTCAGCTAGCTCCGATAGGAACAAGGTAATGTGCCACTGCTGTATCGACAGGGATGTGTCGATGTTGCACACCAGATCTTCAACGGTCTCCGATATGCCACTGGGCATGAAGATGTTAGCGCCGATGTACCTGCGGTTGGGTCTCTTCCATGTCGAGAAGTGATTACCTCTACACACATCGTTGACGAACGCTCTCATCACTTCTTGCCAGTCTATCTGTGGTGCAAGTAGTTCTTCGAGTGACCTGCTACCACCTGACCCCATCTTGCCTGCTGCCATAGCACCCTGACGTAATGCTTCGTCAATCTCACGCGCATTCTTTTTCTGTTCGTCTGTGGGTACTTCTTGTGCACCGTCCCAGTCGTGTTCGTCAAAGCCTTGTGGTAACTCGTTACTAGGTTGACCATTTGTTGGGTGGGTTTTTGGGCTTGAGACGTTCCCTGTATCTGTACCTGTACCCCCACCTCCACGACGTTCTTCGTACAACTGTTTGAAGATAGCAGCAGAATCCATCCAGCCATCTTTGACTCTGTACTTCTCGTCAAACAAACCTATCCGTTGACCGTCATCATTGGTGGGCATGGTAGCGAACTGCTCCATCCTGCCGTTGATCCGATAGTCCGGCTTTTTGTTTTCGTCCACCAGTTTGCCGTTGATGTTGAAGTCACAAGAGGCGTTAGCCAATTGCGCTTCCTTGTCATACATCCACCGCCATGTGGTGAGGTGTTTGTATATCTTGTGATACAACTCATGCAGCAGCACAAACCGTAACTGTGCATCGGTCAATGACTGTATGAACGCACGTCCAAACTCCACATCGACGCCGTTGGTACGAGCCGTGGGTATGTCTTCGACAACCTCCAGCTTGCCCAGCATCAGCACACCGGCTGACCACATGTAGCGTGGGTGTCGCATAATATCTACGACACACTTCTGGAGCCGTTGCTCCTCCGTTATCTTTGTTGCTAGTAACACGTTATCTCCTTACACCTTGTCGGCTGTGAACATCCAAGAGTTCTTGCTGCACCATTCACCGTAACCGGCATCCTGCACAACAATCTCTCGGCGCTTTTCGTCGTAGTTCTTATCTCGAACCCCATTGATGAAGTAGCCTTGTGCTTCTGTGTCAAGACGCTTCATGTACGTGAACCATGCCGGAGTCCAAGACCTTTCAATGGAACCCAGTGTTCGATACACCACCATGCAAGTGCCTGATGGAGTCGTTGGCACTAGCGCACCTTCTGGATCCTGTTTGATTGACTCCAGTGATGGTAGATCGTGTGCCAGCTTTACGAACGCCGCCAGATCTTGTGCGCCACGGTCACCGATGATCCCTGTCAATAAACTTGTTATGACAAAGCTATCCAGTTCCTCACGTTTCTTGACGATGTAACTCGCCTTCTCCAGTGAGCGCGGTGTGACAAACGATGTACGTTCTTTCGCTTTGGGGTGGAAGATGTACTGGTTGTCGTTGGGGTCTGGCACTTCCTCAAACGATTGGAACAACTGCGGGGTCTCCTTGGCCCAGCCAAGTACAGTGTGGTCAATGCCGTTCTCGACACCCCACGCAACCCACTCCATATGGTCTGGCTTACGTATCCGCATCCGCACAATCCGATTACACGCATGTGGTGGTAACAAGTCACCGACCTTCTCAGCACCTAGATTAGTCGTCGCAAAGATAATTGAGTCAGGATGTAGCGCCCTACCTGCAAACATCCGCTCTTGCATAGCACCCAGCAGCGCCAGCTTGACCGATGGGTTTGACTTGCCGTACTCGTCAAGACACAGGGTGACTGGCCCGTCGAGGTGCAAGCCAAGCTCTTCGTTTGTTGCGAAGTTAACGTATGACACTTCGTTGTTGAGCTTGATGTTGGGGATCATCAGATCACCCAAGTCCTTGGTAGTGCAGTCAAACAAGATCGCCTTGTTCTTCGGGAACTTCTTAGCCAGCATCTTGAGCATTGAAGTCTTGCCCGTACCCATATGGCCTTCGGCAAGGTAGACAATGCCACCGTCTTTTTCTCTGCCTGTTGCAGCGATTGCGTCTACGCCTTGTTCTAGTGAAACAGCGTACATATCTTGAGTTAAACTCATAATGGTCTCCTTAGTTTTGCTATCAAATTTCCAGTGATGGAAGGTTATCAATGACGTTCTGTGTCATGGATTTGGTTTGCGCTCTCAAGAACTGATCGTCCCTGAGTGCTTCGGGTGTGACTCGCGCCAGATCATTTTCTAGCCGGTCACAAAGTGCTGTGATCCGCGTATCACCAACAAGGTTGCACGCCTTAACAAGTTTCACGGCCTTGAGTACATTCGGCACGAGCGTGTCACGGAATATCTTGTTCTTACCGCCATCTGCACGATCTATCGGGTTGACCTCCCCGTAGTCATCTGCTTCGTCGGTCAGCTTCTCGACCATGTTCTCCAAGTACCCACGAAGCTCGCCCAGTATCCTGTTCATACCGTTTACGTAGTTCTCACGTATGTGGTTGTCGTACTGCTTGCGCGTCTCTTCGAGTGCCGTGTCGTATATGTCATCGGCAAAGTGTTCACCGTGTGTAAACGGAGTCTGGAATATCTGCATACTGAACTTGTCAGCGATAGCCATTCTGCTCGGGTACTCGTGCGGTCTGAACAGATCACCCAACACACCGCGCTGCTGATCTACATACAAGTCGTAGTCTCGTAAGAACTCCTCGACCTTGACCTCGAATTGTTGCTTGATCGACGTAATCTCTGTGTAGAAATCAGGGAACGCAGCGTTCGATATCATGCGTGGCCCACGGTCTTTGAATGGCATCGTGCTTGGGTAGTACACATGGTTACGGGCAGCGCCTTTGAGCCTGTGTATCTCTTTGAGTAACTTGTTACCGGCAAATAACTTCTTGCGGTACGTGCCCGCATTAGAATCGGCATTGTTGTCGGTTGCGACCTTCTGCGAAACGTCATCGTCGGTTATCACACCGTCCCATGCTGAGACGTTCAGTTCGACCAGCTTGGCAGCACTTGCCAAGGACGGTACGTTGATCTCAGCCTGCGATGGCAGTTCTGGTAATGTCGAACATGTTAGACTATCTGACATGTGTAGCTCCTTTTGGTTATGAGTTATCTGTTCCATTGCTTTGCAACCTCCCTCTTTCTATTAGTAAGTAAATGAAACCGCTCAGTGGCAGTTCGCTTGTATCTGGGTCACCCCAGTTCGTTATGGCCCGTAGTAAGAAATACTTCGGTATCCAATCCAGTTTCTCAGCCATCATCAAAGCAGCTAAGTCGTGGTGGTCTTGCAGATCCATGTCCTCACCGATCTCGACTAACACCTCTTCGCCTTTCTCACCCATCGTATTGATGGCTTTGATCTTTGCCGACTTGGTGTCTGTTGCTGGCACATAGCTAGTTACGATGCGTTGCAGGTGATACCGCTCCACATTCGCAGCTATTTCTTCACGCAAATTATCAGCACTCATTAGCTGACTGTTCTTAACGTACATTCACTTCTCCTTCCTTATTGGTAACCCGACGCTGTCGAGCATCCGTTTCGTTATGACCAGCGGGTGACACTCGTCACAGCACTGACCTTCTTTTATAGGCTGGGCGTTATGCCCACCTGCCCATCCGTTTGCTTGTGGCTTGATCGGCATACCGCAAAGCACACAAGGGTCTAACACGTTAGACATAATCAACTTCCTACCTACCAATGTGTTTGATGTCGTCAGCAGGGATAACCTGATACGCACCTTTGTTGTACGGGACAGACACAGTAAACAGATTGTTCTTCTGTCCGTCCGGGACGTTTCTGTCGTTTGCGTCATAACCCGTTAGCGCGTGGTTGATTACTGCGCCAACATGCGACGGGTATTTCACACACGAATCGGGTGTTGGATGCTGTTGAGCCTCAATGGTCTGCAACGTCATCGGCTTGAACACACGAGCACGGCGCGGCTTGCGAACCGGCTTGTATCGTCTTGGCATACGACCTCCTTTGTTTGTGTCTAACATGTTAGACATTTATTTTTTATGGGCGCGACGAAACCCGTCAAAGCAATATGTAACGTCCCACACATGAACACATTATCGCATATCTAGGGGCCGGTGTCAAGTGTTTAAGTTTCGTACTTTTTGGTGTTTGGAGGTGGTGTGAGATAGCTACGGGTGTAATGTTCCACAATGTTCCCTAGTGGTGGTGGGTAAGTCATTGAAAAACCTCGAATGTTCCAATGTTCCAGAATTTGAGGGATTGAATACCTGCCAGAGAGGGAGGGAGGAAAGGGAACAAAAGAGTTTTGTACCCCTTCAAAATCTTACCGTATATATATATTTTCTTAAAAAAGGAACATTACAAAGAAAACCCCTTGAACGCATATGCGGTTAACGCCAGATACCACCAGATACAATCGTACGATAGCTGTCATTTGTTCCTTTTTGCCTAAAAAAAAGGGAACATTAGGGGCACAAACGGGGAACATTGTGGAACATTACCATTGTGCAAAAAGGCACATTCAACTTCTGCCAATGTCTAACATGTTAGACACTATGCTAGTACGCGATACGCAACGCTACGCTGGGAACTGATCTCATCACTTCTTATGGTACGTTCGCCACGCTACGATTCGCCACGCAACGCTACGTTAGGAACTGGCCTCACAAGGTCGGGACGTAAAAAAGCCCCGATCAGCAAATGCTGACCGAGGCTGATTGGTTAGTGGTTAGTGGTTAGGCTTGGCAGAGATCCATGCAGCCCATGCTGCTCTATCCTCGCCGGTGATTTGCGGTTCCTCCGCTTGGGCGTCTTTGTCGAGAATGCCCTTGGCTTTGTCCGCATGTTCGTTCAACCGTTCTAGCACTGGGCGCGTTTTGCGTATTGCCTTCTCGCCGTTCGCCTCTGCCACCAGCGCGGTTTCAATCGTTTTCACTCGCCCGATGAATCGGGAAGTGTATTGCTTCATGCCTTTCTGAACCGCTCGCCGTTCGGCTTTGTCATCGTCGGACAATGCCTTGGGGTCACTGTTGTAGAGCATGAAAGCGCGATCACCGCGTGATTGTAGAATCGCCTGATGAAAGTCTTTCCACTTGACTGGGTTAGTCGGATCCGACTCTTTCAGCCGTGCGAATTGAACTTCACTATCGGCGAGCCAGACTGATTTGCCACCACTTTCGACAAACTCTAGTGCGGCATCGTTGGCTTGCGCCTCCGCGTTGCTAAATTTACGAACTGCGGCCATTGCTTGTTTGTTGTTGTAAGTACTGATGGTACTTCTCCTATTGGTTTAGTTAATGCCGCCATCGCTGGCGACCCATATAGAATAGCAAGTTACCAGATAAATGCAAAAAATGGCATTTAATACCAATGTCTAACATGTTAGACACTAACGAAACACCACACCCCCCCGACCCCCCGCGCATAGCTTGTGACTCCTAGCAGTTCTCTGTATTACTAATCTGCACGAACTTTCAGCAATTTTTTGAGTTTCGGCACCCCACCCCCCTCTACACAGGAACCCCCCCACCCT